CTTAGTGAAGTAAAAACGCCTAATCTTCATCTGTTGTCTCCGCTTCCTCTTAGTTTGTTTCGTTTCTGTCTGTCGTCTAGCTTCTGGATGTTAAGCTCTAACACTTCCTGCAGCCCACGTCCATAGATGTTTGCTAGTGCAGTGGCATAGAATACCACATCACCAAGCTCTTTCATAATCTCTTCATTAGAAAAGCGGCTACTGTCACGTACTAGCTTCTTCATCTTCTCTGCCACTTCACCTGCCTCACCAACAAGGCCAAGTGTGTTCTCGTACAAACGCTCTTGCCCTTTAGTAAGTATCTTCTTTTCTACCCACCCTGAATAGAAATCTGCCCAATTAACAGGGTCAGCATCTGGAAACATATCGTAGTAACCCATGCTTTCTAAGTCCTTCTCACTTATCATCCTCTTTCCTTCACTACTAAGTTCTCTATCTTAATGTCATCAACATCATACATGACATTCGTTATCAGATCATATATATCTTCCTCGTGATTATCCTCAAACGAAGAAAGTATATTGTTATCATCATCAACCTCTACAAGGTATGTAACACTAAACTTCTTATTCATTTGTGTTTCTCTTTGTATACCTCAATGAGTTTGTTTAGATACCACTGAGCCTTCTCTAAATCTTCAAGGCCATTCTTGTAACGGTAACGCCATATATACTTCATGATGTTACCTTGTAGATACCCTTCACTTTGCTCATTAGTTGCAGCTAAGATAGCTTCTATTGCTTCAATGCCACCTGCATTATAGTGTTGTGGTTTGTTTACTGGATCAATGTGTTCCATCTTACCATCTAGCCCTACTACTATGTTCATGCATTACCCTCTGTCTTTGTCCATCTGTGCAGCTTAATAACGTTGTCTTCTTTTGAGTATTTGTTCTCGTTCTTTATCTCTTCTACAGTAGCTTGGTATTGCTTAGGGAACATCTCTTCTAACAGAAGTTCTTTGTAGTAATCATACTCATCTAAGAACTCAGGGTTATCCTCTAAGAATCTCTCTGTTGCTGCCATAGTAATAGCCATGTCCATAGAGTGTGCCATTGCTTCACGTTCCTGTTCGTCACCAAACAACAAACCTGTGTGTATAGTACCAGTCCAACCTTGTTCATCTACAATAGGTGTAAACACTATTGCTATTTGCCCTGGATCTAATTTCATAACACTCTCCTTTTGACTTTGAGTCTTTGTTCTTTTGAGCGATTACCTTTCTCAAGTAACCAACCTTCAGGTATGACACGATGCGCCCACTTGAAACCTTTCTGCTCACACCAATCACAATACCTAGACTTAGCCCCCTTGTAAAGCTTAGCGTTAGCGTTACTAAATACAAAGCGAATGTCTAGGGTGGGGTGCTGTCGCTGTATCTCAACATGTTTGCGTCTATCTGCAGCACTGAAGATACCCTTAGTTTCTATTATGATACCGTTGTCTAACTCAAAGTCAGGCGTATAGGTGCGGTACTTAAGATCTTCCCATTCAATCTTAAGCTTCTCGTACTCAACTTTCTTTTGCCTAGACTTAAGAAAAGCAGCAGCCTCTTCTTCAAGGCCACTGCGATAAGTACGTTTAAGATGTCTGCGTTTAGTCGCCATCAGACTCTTGATCTGGTAGCTGCTTAACCTCTTCTTCTGCAGGTGTCTCTGCGATCTGAACAATCATGCCGCCTAGCTGATTACAACGTGCATCAAGTACACGCATCAAGTAATCCATACGTCCCATCTCTTCACGAGCTAGGTTAATCTCAGTATACATCTTCATCTGATCTTCATTGAAGTCATCAGTGTAATAGTCTTTTTCATTGATAGTTAGTTTAGGCATTGCCATCTCCTATAAATACGTAGTCCACTTCTGGTGGGGTTGTTGCTTTAGATACCCGTGAGGGTAGTGATTGTAGTGTAGGGTGACACTTATGTTTGAAACTACAAAACTTACATGCGCTGGGTAGTACTAGGTTACCGCTTGGCTTTTTGTAGTATGTCTCAGGCACTGGCTCAAAGCAGCGCTCAAAGGGTTCATCGTTGTCAAGGTAATCTACTAGGCTTTGAATGTCTTGTAGCACTGCATCCTTGTCTACCTCAGATGCATCAACATACTTGAACTCTCCGTTGCCTTTGTTGACTACCCACCAACCACCAACATCTTTACCTGCTGCTGTAGCGTAACCTACTAGCTGTGCTACATAACCAAAGCTATCGCCGTGTGACAAAGCATCGAAGGATGCAAACTTATTTTGATAGGACCAAGGTGATGCAGACTTAACGTCATCAATCTTACCGTCCATCTCCATGTCGTACTCGCCTTTGATCTCTCTGCCATTGGCTAACTTGAGTGTGACAACATCATTGTCTTTAAATGCAGCACCTGCAGCACGTAGCAATCCTTTGAACACAGCCTCAACGATATCGCCTAGGATCATGTTCATCAGGAAGTGTGGTGGCAATGGAGTCTTATCTTCAGGGTCATTCTTCTCAAACCACAACTGGCACTTAGGCTTTCCAATGTTAGACATACGTAGACGGAACTCATCACGTGGGCCGCTATTGAATTGCTTATGCATGGCAGCTTGGACATCAGAGGCGACTTGTTCAGCCACCTCGTTTGACATCTTAGCTTTACCAGCCATAGCTAATTGCAAGAAGCTATAAACCTGTAGCTCTGCTGGATGGTTCATTAGTCTACATCCACATCCACAAAGTCATTGTTGAGGATCTCTTGTACTAAGCCCTCGTCTTCATCTGTGTGAGCCTTAGCACGTTCATGATGTAGATCAAGAATCTTACCATTGCTATACTCAATAAGTTCGATGAAGTCCTTGAGCATTTCATTGTCACCTTCAACGATGTCAACCTTGTCACCAGTAGCTGCACTGATCTTACCAAAGGTAGCACCTGTAGGAATGCTATCCTCAACACCTGACAACTTAATAGTGGACATGATAGGTAACATGTTCTTACGCTTGAGTGCATTCATCACACCGTTGATAGACTTCAGTGAGTCACGGTTCTTTACATCCATAACAAATGGAATGTCACGATATGTTTCATAGTCTAGTGCTTCACCCTTGTCATTGACTGGGTTATCTAAAGACACAGTACCATAGTAAACATTGACACGCTTCACACTACGGATGACTTGTTTGGTTGCATCAGGTAGTGCGTTGAAGTCTTCGATCCAACCAGAGGGGCGGCCTAAGTTAAACCCACCAATGCTATCCTTCATGTCACCATTCAGTGAGTTAGCTAAGACAGACTTCTCCATCTCTTCAGTCTCGCTGTTCCAGCGTTGCCATTGTTGGCGCTGGGCAAAGATGCGCACTGTGATACCATCGCTGTACACTTTCTCTTCGCCACGTGTAAGGATGAATGCACCAACAGATACAACATCTGTCTTAATCATCTTACCGTTAACTTCGATCTCACCCTTGAGTGGTGAGTGCAGCATACCAATACGTGCAATGCTTGGGGTAGCTTCACCACCACCAGACATTGATACACCCATTAGTTCTGCCATTGATTGCCCACGCTCTTGGGCTACTGCTAATTCTGTACTCATTTTAGTACCTTTCTTTAAAGTCAAAGAGCCTTAGTTATAGCTCATACATCAACTGTGTCAAGCCAATTCGGTCCTATTTTAGCTTCTAATAATAGGGGTACATTCATCTTGACTCCATACTTCTCTTCTACGAGATCGTTGATACCTTGGTTAAGTAGTTCTATTATGTGTAGAACTTTATTCGTTTCATCTGGATGTACATCTACCACCATACTATCGTGAACTGAATTGACTACACAAGAATGTAACGGTTGTAACAATTCGTGAAGTCTATTGAGTACAACAGGTACGACATCCCCTGTAGCAAAGCCTTGCACTGGGTAGTTCTTGATCATGGTGAAGTGACTAGGAGATCCATTATCCCTACGTCTTACATCAGGGAAAGCATACTGTCTGCCAGATATGTTAGTGATCTTCTGGAAACGTATCGCCTCTTCTCCTAGGTTCCTATGCCACGCCGCTACTCCTCTGTACTTTTCGACGAAGTGATGGTAATAGGCGGCTTCAGCTTTTGAACGTCCATATCCAGTGGCTCCAAAGAGGGGAGCGAAGGTGTGCGCCTTTGCTTCCTGGCGGGACGTTTGTTGCCCTGCTTCAGTAATGACTTGCGCTGTGTAGGAGTGTACGTCAAAACCTGTTTCGATTTCTCTGATTGCTGTTTCGTCTTGCGCGAGGAACGCCGCCGTGCGGAATTCGAGTTGGGCAAAATCTGCCTCCATGATTGAGCCACCGTCCCAGCGCGATACAAACACTTTCTTAACAGGGAATGTACCACCGCGTGGCATGTTTTGCATGTTAGGGTTACGTCCACTAAAGCGTCCAGTGGCAGTGATGTGCTGGGTTAACCCTACGTGTAGGAATCCATCGTGTTTAGTATAGTTAGCTATACCCTCTACAAAAGAACTAAGATAAGAACTAATAGCAGAGAGGCGTTTAAGATCGCTAAGAAAAGATTCAGCATCATGCATTCCATTGTTTCTAGCAGTCGCAATAAGAACATCTAAGTTCCCCTTTCCTGTACTGAAGCCGTTAGCACTGACCCACTCTTTACTGGGGGCTGTGAACTTAAGTCCTGCGACTTGTGCAGTCTCTTCTAGTTTGAAACCACGTGCATCACAATCCTTACATTTGTTAGGTCTTGCATACCTTTCGCCATTCTTCCTTACTTTATACGTTTTCCCTTGCCCTTCACATGTAGGACAGGTGTACGCTTTAGTGCGGTAGATCGTTTCACTATTCGCTTTGACTGCTTCTTTGTATTCTTGAACAGTTGATGTATAGTCAAATAGCTGCGCCCACTCCCTCTTATTCTTAATGCGTTTAGAGAAGATGACTTGTGACATCTGCTCAGGCGAATTAAGATTGATAGGTGTCGCGCCCATAAGTTCCCTGACCTTGCGCTGTAGACGATCTTCGATCTCTGCTTTCTCTTTTTCAAAGTCATCTCTTACTCGCCCCAACTCTTGAAGATCAACTTTGATTCCTGACATGTACATTCTGGTGAGGGTTTTACAGGTTTCAAAGGTTGTGTCTCTAATTGTTCTAAGACTAGAGGACTCTGGCTTGGCGTAGTCTTCTTCGATTGCGTGGAACAACCCGCTAGTTGTGAGAAGGTCATGCCTAAGATAAAAGCTAAGATCGTTGAGAGGAATCTCGTTAGTATTAAAACCCTCCTTGAAATACCGTTTGAGTGTATCATCTTTCTGTACCTCTAGTTGCCTACGCTCAGCACATGCAGCCAAGCTAAGGGGTGAACGCTGCCCACGATCAAGCACATACTCTGCTAACATCGTGTCATATATAGGGCCATCATACTT